TATGCATGTCTTAAGCATGAAAAAAATGAAGACTGTCCTTTCTGTGACACTAGCAGGTTTACTTGCTGAGGGTACGGAAGAAGCTAAGGAAACAGCTAAAAAATTCCGACCACATAAATTTTATATCTGTAAGGTTATTGATAGGGAACATGAGGCTCATGGTATCAAATTCTGGAGATTCCGCGACAACTACCAAAAGCAAGGTACGTTTGATAAGATTGTTAATGTGATGAAATCCTATAATGAGGATATGACTGACCCAACAGTAGAAAGTGGGCGTGATTTAGTAATCGATATCGCAAGAAACGCTAATCAGATTCCATTGGTTCAAACTATTCTTCCAGCACCTCATAAGAGTGTACTAAGTGCAGATGCTGATTTGGCTAAAGAATGGTTGAATGACCCACGTACTTGGAGAGACGTTTACGCAGTGAAAGATTATGAGTATCTTGATATCATTATTCAGGGTGGAACACCTACCTTTGACAAGGTTAATGAGAAGTGGGTTGATAAGGATTCTGTTGACACAGTAGTACCTTCAACTAAAGCTTCAACCAAGAGCTTAGATAACGAGTTAGAGTTGGGAAACACTAATTCAGGTTTAGTAGCCAAAACCCCAGTTGCAGAAACTGTGAAGACGGTAGTAAAGACGGAAGCAATCGCTGAAGTACCTACTACGGTTACACAACCTGTAACAACAACAGTTGATGAAGAAGAGGATGAAGATATGCCTTTCTAATCGACAGACAACGAGGATTGAAAAAGAAGTGGCTTAGTGCCACTTCTTTTTTATCCAACTAATAACACAACAATAAACAAGTTTCACAATAAACAAGTTTCACAATGGAAAGACCTAAGAAAATACCTAATAAAAGACCTAAGAGAAGTAATACTGCTAATAAAACATATGATATCCAAGATTTCAGGAAGGAGCATGGGATAAGTGATAAATCACAGAAACATAAGGAAGATATGTGGTATAAGTTCTCCGATGGTTACGCAAAAGCGGTAGGGGTTCCAGGTATCCCTATGTATTGTGGTTCACAATTTATTGGTTTTAGTGACACTGGTAAATCAACGGGTATATACGAATCAATCGTTGCCGCACAGAAAGTAGGGCATATACCTATTATCGTTGACACTGAAGGTAACTGGAGTTGGGAGTACGCTAAGAGTATTGGTTTCAAATTTGAGGAAAGTGTTAACCCTGAGACTGGTGACCCTGATATCACTGGTGATTTCTTATTCTTCCAAGATGACGACCTTTTGGATATGTATCAGAATTATAACTATAAGGAAGGTAAGGAAGTCACTACACCACAAAGACATGAAGCGGTAATTGAAGATGTTGCCAGACTATTCAATTTTTTTGCTGATAAGCAACTAAGTGGTGAGTTAGATAGAAGTATCTTATTCGTTTGGGATTCAGTTGGCTCGTTAGATTGTTTCCAATCAGTAATTTCACATTCAAGTAACAACCAATGGAATGCTGGTGTTATGAAACGGGCATTTCAATCATTCTTCAAGAAATTAACTAGAACTAAGAAGATTGGGTACCCTCATAGTATGAGTCTGGTATCGGTTAATAAGATTTGGTTATCACCCAATGCTATTGGTCCACCAACAGTAAAACAATCAGGTGGTGAAGCTTGGAGATTCTACAATAGATTTATTGCGCATATGGGTGGTAAAACCACATCAAGTGTTATGAGAAAGAACTTTAAGGTGGGTACTACGATTCACAACTTTGCGGTGATGGCACCAATAGAGATTGTTAAAAATCAAATTAACGGAGTCACCACCAAAGGTGATATATGTTCAACACCTCACGGATTTGTTCATCCAGACGATTTACCTGACTATCAAAAAAACAATAAGAAGTATTTTCTGGAATTGATGGGTCATACACGTGATAGTGATATTGAGATGGTTATTACCACTGATGAGTCTGTTGATGGTTATGATGAAGAAGACCACGTAGACATTATGAAATCGCTTCGTAAAGAGTAAACATAGTTATTAACCCTCATAATGATATGAGATGCCAAAGTTACCACCAAAGACTGGTGTAAGAATAGATAGAATCAATACACTACTAATAGATGGTAATGCGTTATTCAAACGAGGTTACCATGGTAGTCACGATGCTTATAATGAGGATGGTGACCATGTGGGTGGTATCTACCAATTTATTACGGTACTTAGAATGTTACTTACCAGAGACGTATTCCATAACGTCTACGTCTTCTGGGATGGTAAATTCAGTGGTAAATTAAGGTGGGAACTTTACAAGGATTACAAGGGTGACAGGGGTAAGGATTATATCAACGGTACTGAACCTGACAATATAGACGAAAAGTTTCAACAATTCAAGGTAAAGCAATATCTTTACCATCTATCAATTAGGCAGATAGAAGACCCAGTAGTTGAAGCGGATGACTATATTGCTTATTATTGTAATAATAAGCAAGAGAACGAAGATATTACAATTTGTACTAGTGATAGAGATATCGTTCAATTAATTGCTGAAGATATCAAGATATGGTTGTGCGACCTCAAAGAGTATGTCGTACTGGGAAATTACAGCCTATATTTTAAGCATCATCCAGATAATGTGGCTTTAATAAAGACTATTGTTGGTGATGCGTCAGACACTATTAAGGGTGTTAAGGGTGTTGGTGAAAAGACGTTATTAACATTATTCCCATTCCTAACTGAACGTAAGAGTGACTTATTTGAAGTATTAGAAGAGGCTCTTAAGTTACAAAAGGCTAGAACTGTAGATAAAAAGAAACCATTAGGGGCACTCACCAATATATTGGAAGGTAAAACTGATGGTGTGCAAGGTGATAACTTGTATGAAATAAATCAAAAATTGGTCGACCTCACCACTCCGTTGATGACCAATTCAAGCATTGAACATTATGACGATGTTATTAATACACCTTTAAGTGATGATAGAAATCAAAAAGAGGTGTATAAGATGCTTAAACGAGATGGGGTGGACGATATGATTAGAGATTATCGTATGACAGATTACTTCTTACCCTTCAAAAAACTAAAAGATAGGGAAAGAAGAATGAGTAAAGAACAAGAACAACATGACAACAGAAGTAGAACCAACGAACACCAACGAAAAGTCGTTTGATGAAAATCGTTTTGAATTTAATTTAACGATTAACGGAAACATCATATGTCAGAGGACATTCGATGTATATCATTTCAAAAAAAGGAATCTTAGGGTTGATAATATTCGACCACTAATGAATACCTTGGCAGGTACCAGTATTGACAGTATTGGTAGAATGGGACTAATCCCAACATACCTTAAAGGTAAATCTGAAGATTATCTGTGGGAGAATTACAGATACTACGAGGTGCAGACACCTGAGATGATTGATAGGAGAGATGTATTCGATAACGAAGATATTATCGGTTTTGAAATATTATTTGATGGTATCTTAGTCGCTAGAACAGCATTTAGTGGTAACGTCTTCCCACCAAAGGTGCGTTACAACATCGACATCCGTGGGTTAATACCACAGATATTACATGAGATAAGGAAATCTTTCTCTGTATAATTAATATAGCTACTAAACAATTATAAATGACGAAAAAGAAAGATGGATTTAGCTTCCTTGGGTTAGAATTCCAAGAAAGATTACTTAAACAATTTTTAGAAGATAGAAGATTTACCGAAAGGATTGTCGATATAATCGACCCCAATTATTTCACTGACCCATCATTAAAGGTGGTTGCTGTAACGATAAAGAATGCTCATGAACGGTATGAAGCTATTCCAGATGCGGAAAGTCTTAAGATGCGCATTCGGGATACTGTTGATAATGATATTAGGCTTGGACTAATATTAGAACAGATTGACCGTATAATCAATGCTAGTGAAAATGATGCGTTATATGTACAAGACAGAGCTATTAAGTTCTGTAAACAACAGGAACTAATTAAATCGGTGCATGATATCCAAAAGATTATCGATAGAGGTGATGAGGATGCGTATGACGAATGCTCAGACCTTATACGTAGGGCTTTAGAAGCTGGTGATTTAACGGAAGATGACTCAAACGTATTAGAAGGGTTACAGGAAGTACTATCAGCAGACTACAGGAAGCCCATATCTACGGGTATAATGGGTTTAGACGAATTAATGGATGGTGGACTGTCCAGAGGTGAGTTAGCGCTTATATTGGCTCCTTTTGGTGTTGGTAAGACCACGATGATTACTAAATTAGCTAATTCGGCTATGGATGATGGTCATAATGTATTACAGATATTCTTTGAAGACACTACCAAGGTTATTAAACGTAAGCACCTATCTTGTTGGACTAAGATACCTTTGAATGAGTTATCAGACCCACAATGGAGAGATACGTTAGACGAAGTTATTGAAGCTAAGGGTAAAGGGAAGGGTAGGTTAATTCTTAAGAAGTTCCCAAGTGATGGTACTACCATACCTAAGATTAGGGCATACCTTAAGAAGAAGATTTCACAAGGGTTTCGACCTGACATTCTATTATTGGATTATATCGATTGTGTAGTTCCTACTAAGGAATTCAAAGATGAGTACGCAGGTGAGGGTAATGTAATGCGACAGTTCGAATCGATGTTATCTGAGTTCGATATTGCGGGGTGGACTGCGGTTCAAGGTAATCGGTGTTTGCGGTTAGACACTGAGATTCAGACAGTTAGATTAGGTAAGTGTGAGATAAAAGATGTTATTGAAGGTGACGAAATTTTAACACATAGTGGTTACAAAAAAATTACAAACGTATTTCCAATTACTAAACAAGTTGTTTATAAGATAAAAACGAAATCGGGTAAAGAAATATTTGTTTCGGCAAAACATGAGTTCCCAGTAAAATATGGTAAATTGAGGTCTATATCGACTGGGTTATCCGTAGGTGACAAATTATTAAGTAAGAAAAAGAAAAAATAATAAACGAATGTATAAATTTTTTAAACAACTAGATAAATGGGGGAACATAATTTAGATTTAGGTGATTTCGAGTTAGATGAAATCGAAAGTATTGAGTTAATTGGTGAAGAGGATACTATTGATATAACTGTAGAAGATACGCATATGTTTTATGCCAATGGTATCTACACACATAATTCAAGTATTGGTGCTGAAGTAGTTGAAGCTGACCAAATGGCTGGCTCAATTAAGAAAGGTATGATTGGTCACTTCATTGTGAGTATAGCTAAAACCTTGATTCAAAAGGAAGCGGGTATTGCTACATTGGCAATCCTTAAATCTAGATTTGGAAAGGATGGGCTTATATTTCAAGATGTTAAGTTCGATAACGCTACTATTCAGATTGATATCACCAGAAATCAAGGTGCTAAATCATTCATGGAGAAGAACGTTGAGAAGGCGGCTGATACGCAAGATAAGATAAAAGGTCTTATGCAAAAAGCGGCTAAAGATAGGGATGATAGATTAGCTAGGGAGGAAGTTGAACGACAAGCGAAAGGTGAACAAGTAGAAGAGGATGAGAATAAAAATATTACTTCGGAGACTACTGAGGTTGAGGCTACTACATAAAAAGTAAAAAGTAATAGGGTGGTTTAATGTGAGACCACCCTATTTATTATAAAGCATTCGAAAGTGGCGCAAGGGAAATATATCAATATCTACACATTAAGCTCGGTAGATAACCCAAATGAGGTAAAATATGTTGGGGTTACTAAATATAAGCCTAGTTATAGGTTAAGTAGTCATATATATGAAGCTAAAAATAAACCTGATATAACACCTAAAACTAAATGGGTAAATGAGATTAGGTTTAAGTTAGTTCAAAACGTTATTGATGTTGTGGAAGAACGTGATACCGACTTTTGGGAAAAATATTGGATAGGGAAAATGACAGCGTTGGGGTTTAACTTAGTTAACTCTAATAAAGGTGGTGGCGGTCTATCTAAACGAGATGAAGAATTTTCGATGTGGTTAAGTGAGCGAAATATGGGTAATAAATACAATCTAGGTAAGACCCATTCTAAAGAAACCAAAATGAAAATGTCGTTAAGTAAGGTAGGTAAGGAGTCACCCAGAAAGGGTTGTACCTTATCTGATGAAACCAAAATGAAAATGTCTGTGGCGAAAATTGGTAAGCGTGGAAATGCTTCTGGCGTCAAACATACGTATGAGACTAGAAGGAAGAAGATGAAATCAGTAATACAAATGGATATCAATGGTAGTGAAATTAAACTTTGGGGTAGTATGAGTGGTGCGGCTAAAGAGTTAGGGTTGGATAATGGTAAAATAACGTTAGTTTGTCAAGGAAAGAGACAAACTACTGGAGGTTTTAAGTGGAAATATTGTGGCTAACGGGCGATTTATAAACATAAACTATCCGTTTAAGGATAGTGACAACGGTTTTCTATTACAATTGAATAATACAGATTCAAAAGCAGTAAAAGCAGACATGATGCACCTA